AGGAACTAGGACACCCACAGGGTCCATCCCTCAACCTTGATCGTGTTTCACACATCATCAAGGAAATGAACATGGATGGCACGGTTGTCTATGGCAAGGCAAAGATCCTCGACACCCCATTCGGAAACATCGTAAAGAATCTTATTGATGAGGGTGTTCGTCTTGGAGTTTCATCCCGTGGCATGGGTTCGCTCAAGCAAGTGAATGGAATCAACGAAGTTCAGGATGATTTCAGTCTTGCCACGGTCGATATCGTTGCAGACCCATCCGCCCCAAATGCCTTTGTAAACGGCATCATGGAAGGAAAGGAATGGGTTTGGAATAATGGAATCCTACAGGAGAAGACCATTTCCTCCTACCAAAAAGTTATAAAGAAGGCTAGTTCAAGAGAACTAGAAGAAGCAAAGTTAGAAGTCTTCAAGGACTTCATATCAAAACTCTAAATAATATACATAGGGAAGACAAAGGAGATTTCTAATGCCTCAGCCAGAAGAGTTCTACGAAGAAGAAGAGATCCTTGAAGACACCGACAACGAAGTTGACGAGGATGATACCATTGACGAAGAAGAGCCAGTCGAGGAGGAACTCCTTGATGAAGATGAAGAAGCCTTCGAAGATGATGAAGAGTTTGACGATGACGAAGACTTTGAGGACGATGAGTCCGAAGAAGAAGATGTCACCGAAGAATACGAAGTTGTTGCAACTAGCGACACCAATACTGACTTTGGCGGTGGAAAGATCAAGAAGTTTCCCGAGCCAGAGGACAAGTCTGCTAAGAATAAGGCAACCATCGCTTCGAAGGAAGGCTTCAAGGGCAAGGCAAAGATTCCTGACAAGACTGACTTCACTATGAAGGAACACCTTGTTGCCATGTTCGATGGCGAAGATCTCTCCGAGGACTTCAAGAACAAAGCAATCGCAATCTTTGAAGCAGCAATTAACGAGCGTTATGACGCAATCGTTGATAGTCTTGAAGAAGCATATGAGCAAACCATTGCAGAAAACACCGAGAAGATTCTTGATGAACTCTCTGGTCGCGTCAATGACTACATCTCATACATCGCTGAGGAATGGGTCAAGGAAAACCGCCTTGTCCTTGAGAGCGAGATCAAGGTTGAAATCGCAGAGAACTTCCTCGACGGAATGAAGGGACTCTTTGAGCAAAACTTCATCCAGGTTCCAGAAGAGAAGATCGACCTTATGGACGAACTCTCTGATGAGAACGAAGAACTCCGCGACGAAGTCAATGAGCAAGTTGCAGAGAACATGGAACTCCGCAAGGAAATCCTTGCACTTCGCTGCGATGACATCTTTGAATCATACTGCGATGGTTTAGCAGACACTCAAGTCGAGAAACTTCGCACTCTTGCTGAAGGCATTGAGTTTGATTCAGAGGAACTCTTCGAAGAGAAGTTAGCAGTTCTCAAGGAATCATACTTCGGAAATGCTCGCCGCGTCAAGGCACCAGCACCAGTTACTGAAAACCTCATCGAAGAAGTCATTCTTGACTCAGGCGATGATGAACAAGAAATCGCAGAAGAAACAACAATCAATCCAATCATGCAGCACTACACATCTGCATTGTCACGAAAAGGTCTAAATAACAGGTAATCCTGTAGAAATTAATAGGAGAAATAGAAATGGGAACTTTCACACTAGTCGAACAACTTGAGCGTAAGTGGGAGCCAGTCATGGAGCATGACAGCCTCTCGCCAATCAAGGATAACTATCGTCGCGCAGTCACTGCAATCCTTCTTGAGAACCAAGAGCAAGCACTCCGCGAAGACACCTCAGTCGCAAACGGTCTTGCAAATGCAAACGCACTCACCTATACTGGTGGCAACGGTCTTGCAGGATATGATCCAATCCTCATCTCGCTCGTTCGTCGCGCAATGCCAAACCTCATGGCATATGATGTTGCATCGGTTCAGCCAATGACCTCACCAACAGGCTTGATCTTCGCAATGAAGTCAACCTATACAAATCGTAGTGGTCCAGAAGCATTGTTCAATGAAGCATTTACAAGATTCTCTGGTATATCCGGACCAGGTGGATCAACTGTAGAAGCGTCGGGATTTGTTGGTGATCCTCTATATGGTCTTCTCGGAGTCACCGGTTCAGGTATGGGAACAACTCAAGGCTGGGTGCCATTCCCAGGTATGAGCCGCGAAATTGGTGAAGGTCTTGGAGAAGGTGGAGCCGCAGGCGACTTCAACACCATGGCATTCACGATTGATCGCGCATCAGTCACAGCAAGAACTCGCGCTCTCAAGGCAGAGTATACAATCGAACTCGCTCAGGATCTCAAGGCAATCCATGGTCTTGATGCAGAAACAGAACTCGCAAACATTCTTAGCACGGAAATCCTTGCTGAAATCAATCGCGAAGTCGTTCGTTCGATCTACACTACAGCCAAACTCGGCGCACAACACAGCGATCTCTTCTACAAGACATCAGGAAACTCATACAATTTCCAACCAAACGCATCAAATCCAGCATTGAGCGGTGGTATCGCATCACCGGGTGGTGTCTATGACCTTATCCGCGACTCAGATGGTCGTTGGTCTGCTGAGAAGTTCCGCGGACTCATGTTCCAAATTGAGCGTGAAGCCAATGTGATTGCTAAGGATACCCGCCGTGGAAAGGGCAACTTCATCATCTGCTCTGCCGATGTCGCTTCTGCTCTCGCAATGGGTGGTTTCCTTAACATCAGCCCAGCACTCAATGTCAACCTTGATGTTGATGATACTGGCAACACCTTTGTTGGTGTTCTCAATGGCAAGATCAAGGTCTATGTTGATCCTTACTCCTCTGTCGGAGTTAATGCCTCCGCTCGCGACTTTGTCTGCGTCGGATACAAGGGAACCTCACCATATGATGCAGGACTCTTCTACTGCCCATACATTCCGCTCCAAATGGTTCGTGCAATCAATGACGCGACCTTCCAGCCAAAGATCGGCTTCAAGACCCGTTACGGCATGGCATTGAATCCATTCGTCAACACTCAGAATGTTGACCCATCAAATTCAGTCAACTTCCGTACAAACATGTACTACCGCATCTTCCGCGTGGACAATCTCCACGGCGTCAATGCAGTAACTCCAATCTGATAGTTGACTGACAGATAGATAACAGAAGTCGGGGGGAGAAATCCCCCCGATGTTCTTTTTAAGGAATACATATTGACATGAGCGAAGAATACGATCTATCACAAGTCAATGCTGCTGCCATCAATGATGAAGGCACAAGTTACAACGCATTGCTGAGACAACCAGTAAATATAAATGCGTTTCAGAGTACCAACTTTAAGATGACATTCACTCGTATTCCGAATGTCACATTTTGGTGTACGTCAGTGAACATTCCATCCATAACGGTTGGTGAAATATCAATCCCAAACAGACTACTAACGCATCATGTGCCAGGTTCATCTGTTCAGTTCGATCAGTTGAGAGTGTCATTTGAGGTGGATGAGGATTTTGCAAACTGGTATGAAATATACAGATGGATGCGCGGAATTGTTCCATTCGAAGACTTCAACGATGTTTATACCAACGAGAACAACTATTATTCAGAAGCAACAATCCATTGCTTGAACAGCGCAAAAAATCCATATAAGAGATTTGTTTTCAAGAATCTTTTTCCCGTGAGTATCGATGGATTTGATTTGAATGTTGCATTAACCGAACCCGAACCAGTTCAAATCAGTGCAACATTCACATTCGAATCATTTGAACTTGAATCTGTAACTTGACATCATAGTTTTCAGTGTTATCTTATTCATTATGGATATCGAAACAATCAAAAAGATGGTTGATCAGGACATGAAAATCGATGACCTGAATCTAGACCTTGAATCTCTGAAGTCACCCCAACTCCACAGCAAGTATCTCAACTTGCTACACGACGAGTCTCTATCTCTGCATAAGGCAACTATAGAACAAAAAGAACTTCGTCGCCTTAAGTGGGAATACTATCTTGGCAAGATGGATCAAGAAACCCTTGATGAAAAGGGGTGGCAACCATTTGGTCTAAAGATTCTTCGCACAGATATAGATGTTTACCTTGAATCAGATAAGGATCTTCTCCGTATGGAGGCTCGTATCCATTATCTCAAAGAAAAGGTGAAGTATATCGAATCCATATTACAGTCTATTGGAAGACGAGGTTGGGATATCAAGTCTGCAATAGAATGGAAGAAGTTCATGAGTGGCGCATGAAAATAGTGACTGAAGGAATTCATAGGGTATATTTACGGCAAGCATATATCCATGCACAAT